TACTATCTTTCATTGTGTTCATGCTGTCTTATGAGTTGTTTGACCAGCCGTAGCTGTTGCCACCAATTGGGTTGATTGTGAAGTTGAACGTGCCTTCAGCAGAAGGAGACATATCCCCAGACATACCACCAATCATGCCGTTAAAGGCGTAGGCAACAGTGTCAGTGCCGTCATAAACAGCAACAACATATGTGCGAACGATAGTGCCGTTGTAGCCGTCTTCACGGATCAACAACTGAGCAACATCAGCGGGATTCCAAGCAGCAGTAACGCTCAACGAGGTCACTTGGTTCTGAGTGGTGATCTTTGCGCCAGTACGAGCGCCAGCCACCGAGTAAGCGGCCACAGCGTCATCAGCACCGAAAGCAGGGATTGCTTCCACAGGCACTTGAATGCCGTCAGTACCAGTACCACCAGCGGATACGCCAATGATGTCAGCAATTTGGCCTGTCCAAGTTGCGAGTTGAGTGTCAGTCAGAGGGGTGGGCGTAGCGCCAGTTTGACACCAGAGGGTTGCCGTATAACCGGGCAAGACTTTGTTGATGAGAGCCATTTTGAGTTTCCTTCAAAAAGATAATTGAACAAATTGTCTTGTATTACGCCGGAACATCAATGGTGCAATCCAAGAAGATTTGCGCCATATTTTCCTCGTTGTTGTAGCTATTGTAAAGCCACATCACATCGGCCTTTGCAATGAAAAAGCCATCGGACGGACTCCCAAATTGGCCGCTATATCCATGCAAACTCTGGAGAATTTGATTGGATATTGTGAAACCGTCTTCGATATTCTGAGTGAAGATCGAAATCTGAAACACAGGACGGTCAATGCCTTTGTTGCTTTGCGTCTGACCTGTATATACGGGCTGGTGGACGTTACGGAGCATCCAAGTAATGAACTTGGGCTGTGTTGCAAAGTTACGGTTAAACGCAGCATATACAGGCACAGGCGTGACAATGTTAGCCAGTTGGTACTGGATAGCTTTGCCGTAATCAACAGGATTGAGTTGAGTTGCCATTAAACCGCCGTAACAGGATCATTGCGATAGCAAAGAAAAATGACGTTCATGCGATCATCAGTTTCCCGTGCGCTATCAATACGCCAATCTTTTCCACGCCATGTGATCGAATACAAATGCTGGTTATCAACAATTGTCTTCATGTTCGGCGTGTAGTTTAGCGTGAAGTTGGTCAAGTCTTGATACAGCCGATACTTGTCAGCGATCTTGAGACTATTTGCAACTGCTGAAACTCTTGCCCGAGTAGCAAACCACAACGCCTGAGTCGTAGCAGACTCACCAAAATCCGACTTGGTAAAAGTCAGATTGTTGATGTTGATGTTCTCAAAACGAGCAATTGACATTTCACATCACCAAAGGTTTGTAAGGTCGCAACAAGGTTGTTACGCCAAACGGAATGTCTTTTAGCTTTGTCTCAGTCGCGTTTGCACGGTTGTTGTACAAATGCGTGAGCAACAACAAACCTGCTTGCTTGATTACAGGGTAATTAGCAACAGGGTTGGCAGAAGTCGTGTACTGCACAATGATTGGCGCAGTCATCACAGAGTTAATATCAGTTGGCAAGTTGTTGACAATTACCTTGTTGCCAGAAGCATCATAGTAATAGCTTGACGCATCCAATGCCACAAACTCTGGTGGGAACGCATCATTCCAGTATCCAACAGAATTGATCGTAAGACCAGCTACTGCGGGATTGACGTTCTGGCTTACCTCTGGCAAATCAAGGCTGATTGGAGATGCAATCAAACTTTCTGTGCCATACCAAACGCGATAACTAACTGGCATGATAGACATGCCCAAATAGTCTTCGATTGCCTGTCGAGCGACAATGCCAAGATTCAAAACATATGTATCTTGAGATTGGTCATCAAACAAGTTCAGGTGATCTGTGATTTCGTCAGCAGTCAACCATGCAGTGACACTATCCCGCCCAATCTGCTCAACCTTTGTGTAGTTGAACGGATTGCGCGTTTGAGCGCCAAAGGGCGCAGCATATTGATAGTTGTCAGCGCTCATATTTAAGTCTCGATTGCACGAACACCAGCAAAAACGTCACGCACAGTGCTAACCATACGCTTTTCAGCATACAGGGTCACAAAACCGGGCGTGGTCTGCTCCATAGCCTGAACAGTCATTTCTTCCACATCTGCAATGGTCATGAAACGAGGCCAGTTGGCAAGGTAGACAGGTTTTGCACCCACAGTGCCAACAGCGTCAAGGTAAGGGTTAGGAATCACAGGGAATCCAAACACATGAAGCAAAGAACCAGCTTCTTCTGAGCCTGTTTCAACAAAACTGTATGCGCCGTTTTGATGGGCATACTTTCGCAAAGATTGGATAGCTGTAGGCGACATCATCCAAGCAGTACCCGGCAATGACCAGTACTGACCGGGCAAAACAGCAGCCATGTCAACCAGTGTTTCCATGTCCAAGCCAGCAGTGTTATTGAACCCCACGGAAGCGATTGTGTGCAAGCCGTTGGTGATCGCTGTACCGCTTGTACCAAAAGCAGCAGCAGCACCAGCAGCACCGGGGTAGCTATTCAGGCCACGCAGACCATCTGTGCCACCAGTTGCAGTGGTAGTAGAGCCTGCTTGGTCGTTGTTAAGACCACACGATGCGCCTTCCAATTGGGCAAATTCCATCATTAGGTCTTCAACCAATTCGGCATTCAAACCATTCACATCAGACAAAACAGCCGAACGAACAGGCAGTTGTGCAGAAAGAACACGAGTAGGCAATTGCCAAATACTTGTGTCAATGTTTGGAGAACCGCTATTGGGGTTTACTGCGTAGCCCCAAGGGTTTGTGCTGTTAGCAGCGTTACCAGTTTTGCAAACAAACTGGACCGCAGAATTTCCGGGTACTTTAATATTTCGTGCGCCTTGGCGAAACGGGTTTGCATATCGCAATTTGGCGAATGCTTCATCAAAGTGAGTGCGACCACCGTCATTCAGTCCTGAACCAGTGATAGCAGATGCCTCGCGCAAGTCGATTTTGACTTGATCGCCAGTTTCCAAAGTTTGCTTGATGCCAGACAGGATGCGTTCGGTAATGGTCATATCAGTTCCTAAATTATTGGCTCAAAAAGGAGGGGCAATTACGCCCCTCCGTTTTATCAGGTAGCTGTACCTGTCGAGCGATAGCGAACCATTGCGTTTGGATCGCGCACAGAAGTTGCCAGACGCTTCTCACCAAAGAAGGTGATGAAACCGGGCAATGTCTGGTCGTAGCGGCGCATGACCATGTTCAAACGATCAATGATGGTGTGAGCACGGCTCCAATCACCAAAGTACATTGGGTACAGGCTAGTTGTGCCAGCAGTACCAGTTGTAGATTGGCTTGGGTTGTCCAAGTACTTGTTCATCACCACATCAAAGCCGAGCATTTGACCAATGATGCCATCAGGGTTCAACGACTCCATAGAGTTGAAGATCGGACGACCATTGGTGTCTTGCAGACCACGGATAGCTTGAGCCAAGATTGGGCTGACCATGAACTTGGCGTTCGATGTCCAGTATTGCTGTGGCAAAGCGTACATGAAGTTGATAACGTCTTTGTACTGGATGGCGTTAGCACCAACAGTGTTGACGTTAGAGGTGATTTGGTCGTAAGTAGCCAGCGAATGCAAGCCGCTTGTCGAACCAGTACCGCTGCTACCAAAAGCGGCAACAGTAGAAGTACCACCAGCGTAAGTAGAAGCAGCACCAGCGTACTGATCCAAACCGCGCAGACCGTTAGTACCACCGTAAGGGTTGGTGCTAGATTGGGCAGCTTGGTCGTTGTTTTGGATCATCGACAAGGCTTCGGCTTGAGCGAACTCAGCCAGCATGTCGTCAACCACGTTGGCTTCCAAACCATCAATGTCGTCCAAAGCCGCAGTACGGATTGGGAACTGCACGTTCAGGTCTTGCAAAACCAATTGCCAGATGCTGGTGTCTTCAGTAGTAGCCGAACCGTTGTTCTGGATGCCATAGCCCCATGCAGCACCAGCGTT